CGACTCCGACATTTCGGCGCTCCGCGAAGTCGAAGACAGTGCAAACGCTGCAGCGACCACGGCAACGGGCGCGGCTGCATCGGCAGCTGCGGACGCTCTTGCTGCTGACGCATCGGCTGACGCGGCAGCTGCTTCGGCTGAAGAGGCTGCAGGCTGGGCTGCTTCCACCGCGAAGAAGCTCGTGCTCTGGCGCGATCCGACAGACAATGGACTCAACTGGACTTATGATCCGGACTTACCTGATTAAATCATAGGAGGAAAAACAAAATGGCAGCAGAAACAGGAAATTTCCCGCGCGACGCATCGGTCATGGAGATCGCGGCCCAGCTCGTTCACCAGAACACGATCCTCGAGAGGATGGCCATCGCTCAGGGTGCAGAGCTCCCCGACGTTGACTGGAACGAGATCGCGGAGATCGTCAGAGGCGGAAATGCGGCAAGGGACTTCAACATCGGCGACCAGATCGTTGATTCGTGGACAAACGATTCCAACGTCAAGTACGCGTTCCCCTGGGACGTCGTCGCTTTTGGCAACTTTGAGAAGCATGACGGCACCGTCGTGCCCGGCATGGTCCTTCAGGCCCACTATTCAGACCCGATCGGTATGCAGTTCTCAGGCTATGCGGCGCTCCTGCAGTGCCCGTCAGGACTTGCAGCAGGCACTTACCACTTCCAGTGCTCTGGCACATGGGGAAACATCACAGCCAACACGGACTATCAGTTCACGCTTACCCAGGCGGTCCCCGAAAACGGTCTCGTTTGCGGACCTCAGAACTGGCCTGACGTTGCAGTAGCAAACTGGAAGATCACGACCTATGCAAGCAACACGTCCACCACTCCGATCGAGCAGGTGGCTCTCACAGCAGGCAACGACGGTACAGACCTCGGCACGTTCACTCCCGGATATTCTTCCGCAACAATGAACGGCTATCAGACAACTGCATACGGCTACAACAGATGGTCAAAATCAGCCATCAGGCAGTGGCTCAACTCCGACGCGGCTGCAGGCGCCTGGTGGCATCCTCAGACGGTCTGGGATATGGCACCTTCAAAGGCATCTCAGTACAGAGGCTTCCTTGCGGGCTTCTCTGATGATTTCAAGCACATCCTTCACGAGACCAAGATCAAGACCGCCCTGAACAACTCGGACGCTACAAAGGAAGGCGTGGGCTATGAATACACCTACGACAAGCTCTTCCTGCCCGCTCTTGAGCAGATGTACGTCACGCCTCAAGCAACCGGAACCGATGCGGAAGGCGACTACTGGGAATACTACAAGGAGCTGAACGGCACCGAAACAAAGTATGCTCAGGGTGGCACCTATCCGGAGCTCATCAAGTACAACCTGGCAAACCATTCAAGCGCGGCCTATCAGCGTTTGCGTTCGGCCAATCGAGGCGGCTCGAACTATACATGGAGTGTCTATACTTCAGGCTATGTCAGCAGCCACTACGCAGTCCGCGCTCTGCAGTGTGCTCCCGCTTGCATAATCTGCTAATCTTACTAATCGCCGGCCGACACCTCGGCCGGCTTACATAAAAATCTTTAGAAAGGAGTGAATAAATCAGTGAGCGTACCTGTGAGTCGCAGGAATGAGAACCAGACGCTGAAGACGCTTCTGCTGACAATGGACCTCGCGTATTACACCGTCAAGATCTGCTGCAACGAGAACGTCTTCCTGCCGAAATACAGAAACGCGGTGACGGACGACCTCATAAGACTTGCAAAGGACATTTACATAAACTGCAGGACCGCGAACGACATCAGGGTCTCCACGGAAGAAGACCTGAAGCTCAGATGCGGGTACCAGCTCAAGGCTAAAGCTGATTGTGACACTCTGATCGCCGAGCTTGACATAGCAAAGCGCGTATTTCATCTCTCAGGCCGCCGCATAGTATATTGGGCGGGCAAGACGATGGAGTGCCGCGAGTACATCATGCGCTGGCGTGAATCTGACATCAAGCGCTTCAAGGAGCGCTCTGATGATAAAGGGACGTAGGCTATAAACACATTGAGCGTTTGCGTTCGGCCAATCGAGGCAACTCGAACAATACATGGAATGTCAATACTTCAGGAAATGTCAACAACAACAACGCAATCAACGCTCTGCAGTGTGCTCCCGATCGTTTCTTCCCAGAGGCATAAAGACCGAAGCATAGCTCCGGTGCCCTCAAAGTAGACACAAGGAGCCGAAATCCCGGGGAAACCCGAACAAGACAGCGGTGACGCGGAGGACGATGGTTCCAGCCGCTATCAGCGCCGCTGATTTATTTTTCAACAAAACAATGATGGATTATGACGAGCTCATCAGTTTTGATGCGCTCTACGATTCTATGCAGAAATGCCGCAAGGGAGTCACTTGGAAGGCTTCCGTGGCGCACTTCGTCCTGAATCCGCTCGAAGAGTGCATCAAGCTCTCAAGAGATCTGGAGAACGGCACGTACAAGGCCAAGAAACCGAGGCGGTTTACCGTCTACACTCCAAAACGCAGGGAGATAGTCTCCATCGCCTTCAGAGACCGCGTGTATCAGCGTTCGCTGAATGACAATGCAGTTTACCCTGCTATGGTCAGGAGCTTCGTAAAAGCGAACTGTGCGTGTCAGAAGGGCAAGGGAACGGACTATGCCAGGAACATGTTTTCCAACATGCTGCGCAGGTTCTTCCGGAAGCACGGCCTTGACGGTTACGTGCTCCAATGCGACATTCACGGCTATTATCCGACGATGAGTCACGCCCTGGCGGAGCGGACCTTTGAAAAGAAGATCCACGGGAAGACGCTTGAAGCGGCCCGGAACGTGATAAGGCAGCAGTACGATGGTGACACGGGCTTCAACCCCGGTTCCCAGATGATCCAGATCGCGGGGATCTCAGTCCTCAACGGCATGGACCACTTCATCAAGGAAAAGCTCTGCTGTGAATACTATGTGCGGTACATGGATGACTTCATAATTCTCGAACAGGATCTGACCAGGCTTCAGATCATACAGACGAACATCGGCATGTATCTCGCCGGACTCGGCTTTGAGTTCAATCCGAAGAAAACGAAGATCAGGCGGATAAGTGAACCGATAAACTTCCTCGGCTTTGATTACAGACTGACGAAGACGGGCAAGGTGATAAAACACCTTGATCCTGGGAATCCGAAACGCGAACGCAGGAGGCTTGTGAGACAGGCGCGATGCGGAGCTGAGATCGAGAACTGTTATCAGGGCTGGAGAGCCCACGCCCAAAAGGGCAACACGTACAAGCTAATCAAACGAATGGACAACTTTTACAAGGAGGTATCTCAAAATGCCCAAAATCGTAAGACCCACGCAGCCGATCAGGGACCGCGTCGCAGCTGAGAACGCGATCGCACAGTCACTCAAGAACGAGGCCAACATCGAGTTTATTGCTTTAATGACCGATGTGGAATTGCCTGACATGATGGAGGAGGAAATCGGAAATGCTGACGCCTAAACAGATCGAAAAGTACAAGAAGTATTATCAGGACGGCCTCTGGACCAAAGCCATGATCGACGAGCTCTATGAGAAGGGAAAGATCACGGCAGAAGAAAGGGACGAGATCCTCGGCGAAGATTAAGAGGTAAAGTCATGGAAACGGTTATCCAATTCACACCGGCTCAGTTAGTGGCCGCAGCTGCAGCGATCATAACCATCTCCACAGCTGTGGGGGTCCTCATAAATCTGCTGGGCAAGCTGAAGGAACCGGAGACCAAACAGAACGAAAGAATCTCAAAATGTGAGATGCGTCTGGATAAGTTTGACGTTATGGTCGAAAAGTTCCAGGGCTTTTTCTCGAACGACGATAGGCGCTTCAAGGAGATAGAGGAAGGAAACAAGATCACCCAGACGGCGATACTTGCCATCCTTAAACATTCCATAAACGGAAATGACGTCGAAACTCTTAAAAAGGCCGAAGCCGATCTCGAGAAATATCTCATCAACAAATGATCTGCGAAATTCTGAAGTCTATCATCATAGGCTTCTTTGTGACGGTCTTGGCCGTCCTTGTTTACATCTCTACGAAAGGAGACGAATAATATGAACGATTTAGGATTTATCGCGTTCCCTGCCATAGTGGTCCTCTGCTATCTGGTAGGCGCTACTCTGAAAGCTATCAACAATGAAACGCTCGACAAGTTCATCCCGATGATCTGTGGATTCATCGGAGGCGGTCTCGGTGTTCTCGTATTCCTGACCATTCCCGGATATATCCCTGCGGACAACTGGCTCATGGCTCTGGCGATCGGAATCGTGAGCGGATTCGCTTCGACCGGAATCAACCAGGTTTACAAGCAGTTCACTCAGGAAGAATACTACGAGAAGGACACGGAAGAAGATCTCCCTATTGAAGAAGGCGAAGAACAGGAGGGTTGATTATGTCCTCACAGTCCACAATGGCCGCCAAAATGAAAAGTTGGAACGGCTACTCTGAAAAGAACGGCAAGGCCCAGAAGTACATAATAAACCCTTACAACAAGCTCACCAAAAGGAAACTTACAGTCAAGACGCCGTGGTGCCAGATAACGTGCGTGTCCGCTGATTACCAAACAAAGGTGGTCAAGAGGTACACGACAACGGCTGGATGCCGTCAGGCTTTGAATTGGTTCAAGAAGAAAAAGCACTACTACAAGAAGGGGATCACTCCCAAAGTCGGAGATCAGCCTTTTTACGACTTTAAGCGCAAGAAGGCATCTAAGCCTACACACACGGGAAGAATAATCTCCGTAAATACCAAGAAGCACACCTGTATCGCAGAAGAAGGGAATACTCACAATTCTACGAAGCAAAGGTGCTTCAATTACCTGACCTACAAATACCTTCTGGGGTTTGGTAGGCCGTTCTACAAATGAGATTCAACGGAAAGCCGTATTTGAACCTCCATATTTGCAAAGAAAGAGCCCTCGGCATGATAGCCGGGGGCTTTTTCTTTTGGATTGATCTTTGCGTGCATTTAGCAACAACTATTTTATCATAGTGGCACCAAATTGGCACCCAATTAAATGGACTCAACCCGCAAAGCTTTACGGAAAGCCGATTCTGTTGGTGGAGATGAGGAGAATCGAACTCCTTTGTGTTTCGGCACTGGTGCCGAGAATGTCCGTAAAACAAGGCTTTTTACTTTTGAGTCATCCCTTTTGTCCGTCCGATGTGGACTTGTTGGCACCAAAATCGGCACCGAAAGTCAAGTCAATGACCTGAGCTGCTTCCTTCGATTCCGTGTCGAGGATGTGGCCGTATGTTCCAAAGGTGTCCATGCTGACGGAGTGACCGACGATGTCCTTGATCGTCTGTTCTGGGAGCACGTTCTTCATCAAGGAAATGAAAGTGTGACGGAGTGAATAGACGGAACCGGGAAGACCACGCTCCTTTTTGAGCTGCATCCAGTGGTTCCTCATCGTGCTCTGGTTTCCCTGGCTTCCGTCAGGACTGCAGAAAATCCATTCCGTTCGGAGGTTCGCATCCTCGTTTCTCTGGATCGTCTTTCGGATGATGGAGCTGGCCAGCTCTCCGATCGGGATGATCCTGCGGGCGTTTTCGTTCTTTCCCTCGGTTATCATTTTGCGATTGTTTATGGATCTGTGAATAACCACGCGATCAGGAAATACGTCGGAGGTCTGCAGGCCCAGAGCTTCGCCCGGTCTCATTCCCGTCAGAAGCAGGAAGCAGAAGAGGGGATGATACCAGAGATCGGACGGCTCAAGGAGCATCCTGGCATCGTCACGCTGCAGGATCTCCTTTTCCTTCTTTGAGTGGCCCTTCGGAATGTATAAATCACCACGGGGGAGTTCACATTGAAAATCCTCATATCCGAATTTAATGATTCCCATGATGACTCCACGAAGATTTTTCAAAGTCTTCTCGGAGAGTGCTTTTTTCCGCCCCTGCGCTTCGTTGATGAGGCTTTGCCAGTCTCGGAGGGTAACTTTGCATATTTTCTTTTGGCCGAGCACAGGCGTGATGTAGAGCCGGATATAGCGCTCGTATTGAGTATAAGCCTCCGATAATTCGCCACGGCGTGCCTTAACATCCTCGAGGAACTCTGCAGCGACTCGGCCCACGGTCTTCTCTCCGGTCGCTTCTCCGAAGTACCATTGATCGAATTTTCTCTGACACTCTTTGCGACCTTTTGGGCCGGGCACGGAAGACGAGAAGGAGAGCCTCCTTCCGTCGTGCCGGACTTGGATTCTCCAGCGCTGGCCGTCCCATCTGGGTGTGTTCATAATCATCCCTCCTGCGTAGACAGCAGATATTCAGCGTAACTCTTCAGCTTGGCAATATTTTCGGCGCTGAGTCCCTTCGTGAACGAATTGTCATCCATATCTACCAGGACATCCATCAGGTCTCCTGGAGTGGTATTCAGCGCCAAAGCCAGCGCGGGCAGTTTGTCCACTGAAATGTTATTTTTGCCTTTTTCGATCGCACTGATCGCGGCCCTTCCTGCGAAGCCTGCCTTTTTGGCAAGCTCCTCCTGGGACATTCCTTCTGATTCGCGGAGGAGCCTGATGTGCTCTCCAAGTCTTTTTAATTTAGCATCTTCCATAAGATAACCTCCGCAATTATTGTAGGGCAATTATTACAAATGTGCAACAACGCTCGACAAGTGTCAATTTGTCCTTGACATAGGCAAGAATGATTGATAAGGTTTAATTGTCAAGCGGGACTTGACAAGTTAAACGGAAAGGAGGTCAACGAATGATAGATTATGCCAAGCTAAAAGGACTTATGGCGGAACGTGGACTTGAGGTCACAAAACTCGCTGAAATCCTCGGAGTATCAAGACAGGCGGCATCCCAGAAGGTCAACGGCAAAAGCGCGATCAGTTTGACGGATGCCAGAAAGATCGCTGAAGCTCTGAACATGACGAAAGAAGAACGAGACTGTATTTTTTTTAGCGAGTATGTCAAGTCAGAGACAACAAAATGATCCGCTCCGGTCTCTACCCACAGCTCGGCCAGTATTTCAGAACCACGGAAGAGCTCGCCAGCGCAGGGTGCATGTCGGTCAGGAGACTCTATGACGTACTCCACGGCCGTAAAAATTTTACGGAAGACGAGAAGCGCGCGATCTGGAACGCGATCCTCGTGAAGGAAAACAAGATCGAAGCTCGTGGTGACTTCGACGAACGATTCAAAAGGAAGGCAGGATGACGATGCACTATTGTATTCACTTGTTTACAAAAGAGTTACCCACGGAAACGGAAATAAACGACATATTGAGTCCTTTTAATTCAGAAGAAGTTTACAAGGACGACAAAGAACCAACAGAATATCCCGCTTTTACTTGGGACTATTTCTTAATCGGTGGAAGGTATGGCGGAGCGTTGAAGTTAAAAGTTCAGACCGAAGAGGATGACGAGTATAGATGGCGCTTTTATGAGCGCAACCCGAGAGAGGGACGTCTATTTCATTCGAGTTTGTTGAAGAAAATCCGCGAAAACTTCAAATCTTTTGATAACCGCGAAGAAGACTGGATTCGTTATATGGGCGACTGCTCTTTCATTTATTGTGACGGAGCAAAAATCAAAGATTTAGTTTCTAAAGACACGCTGGGCTGTTACGGCTTTGTCGATATTGATGGAACGGCCTACGCCCGTAAACAGTGGACCAGGAATGGTTTCATCGAACACGAAGATTTTGAAGAGCGCTATCAAAAGACATTGAATGAACGCTCTGACTGTTTCTTAACAGTTTTGGACATTCACGACTAACAAGAAAGGCAGGGATGACGATGAAACTTTTAACTTTTCTATTCATTTTGGCATCGCTCAGCCTCGGCTTCGCCGGCGGCGTGACGTTCATGGCCAACTATTCCGCAGCTCGCATCAGGGAGCTGCGGGCACAGAACAGATCCCTCCGTTCAACCGTTCTCTACCTCAAGAGGCAGAAGAAGGACACGGTGGAGATCATTTACCCCAAAGAAGAACCTGAGAGCTACTTCGAACCATTCTAAGGAGGACTTATGGACTACGAAATCTATGAAGGCAGGACGGACAGGAACCGCAAAAAGACTTTCCTGGTGTTTCCTTTCAGAAAATACTTTGACATCAAGT